GCAAAGGATTGATATTCAAGTGGTAAACTCGCTTGCGCGAAAGACGCAGTTCCACTGATGGTAGAAAGTGTAATAGCTGGAATTGTGAACCATGCGTGTTGAATCGAATATTTTTGATGCGCGCGAGTGTTCAACCATTTGTAACATTGTGCTATATCACACCATTCGGCCATGATTTTTTCGTTTTCTTCCGTCCACTCGACTTTTTTCTCCATCATTTGTGATGACGTTACTGTAGCAGTTTCCGGGTCCTTTTTCTTCTCGATGGGTTCATTTTCATTTTCCACGGCGTCTTTAGGCTCTTTAGGCATTATATATGATTGTATAGAAAATAAATAATACGCGGTTTGGAACCAGAATCCATTCTACAAAATAAACGCATGTATTATTGTGGAGTTTTTATGCACTTTCTTCGATTTTTTCTGATTCAATGGTTTCGGAGGGGTCGGATTTTATCTCAGCTTCAGGCGCAATTTCGTCGGGTGTGATTTCCCCTCCGATTGCAATGGCAATGTCGTCATCAATCATAATGTTCTCTATTTTTTCTAGGATTTCTTCGCTGTCTTTTACAACTTTGTCAGAATCTTCTAAAATAGTAGTAATATTCATATTTTCTGTAATTGCGAATACACATTCTAAATCTACTGGTTCAATCGAATTACTTTGCGAAAATGGTTGGATATTTGTATTCGTGATATCTTCTTCCATTTCTTGCTGGAAATTTTGGATCTTCTGGATTAATTTGTTCAAATAACTCTTGTGTGAATTGTGGTAAAAAGACAGATAATTTACATACAAATGGATTTGTTCTCTTACTAGCATATTTTCATATTGCAAGGTATGAATGAAATTGGTAATAGACAATCCTACATTCGATGTTTGTGAATATCCGAAGGCGGACTTTTCTAACGAATTGTGATAGGATTGTAATTCTAAGAGAATTTCCATAATGGAGTTGTGAATATCGGTGATTTCATTCATGGAATAAGGATAATATGGTTCTAAATCTTTGTAGATGGAGAACTTTTTCGATTCGGTGATGGTTTTAAGGGGGATATTTTTTTCGCGTAATTGCAGCAACAATATATTGTATAATTTGTAATAATCACCATACATGCGATTTACAATCAAAATGGAGGCTTTTGACAGGTTCTCGTATTCTGTATTATGATTTTTGTATTGGAAAAAAAAGGCGTCCAAACAGAACAAAAAGATTTTCTTGTTGTTGTTTTTCACCAGGTATTGATAGGTCTGTTTTACTTCGTTCAGTTTTGTATTGATACCGGCATTGGCTTCTACGATGGTTTTTTCTAAATCACTGATATCTTTGAAGTCGGACAAATGTTTTTCAAAATCGACGCTGTGCAAATATGCCATATATAAGGCGCATAGATAATAAAAATGTGGTTTTAGTGCATAAAAAAAGGGATTTAGTTATATATTACATTTTTATGGGGTTTATAAAGGGGGGAAAGGGGCTTACCAGATTGCTACTCTATTTGAAAATACAGTTTTGTTAATTTCTCTTTGTAAATCGTCAAATTCTTTTTCACGTTCTCTTTCTTCAGGTGTTTTTAATAATTCGATGCAGAGTTGTGATACATCATTGTCTTCGAAGAATGAAGCCATGGTTGATTCATCAGGTGAACCATCGAGGATCTCTACATTCCAGTCATCGCAATTATCATGCAACCATTCGGGGTCATTTTCATAGGTCTCGGCAATATCGATTTTCACGTCTTGTTCTTCTTCTTTGAAGAGAGCGATTTCAGTAATAGGTTGTTGCGATGGCGCAGCGAGATCTACGAGACCACGTTTATCTTTCGGAATGTAATACTTGATTTCCCAGTAATTGCGGTCATCGTATGGAATATGAGCTCTTCCGTATTGATTCAATTTGTGTAAAATATGTTGAGCCATATCGGTGTCAAATAATTCTATGGAAATAAAAGCAAATGCATAGCGATAATTCATCTCATTGACGCGAGAATGCAAATCAATGTAAGTAACGATGCCGATATTCATTTCGTAAAAGGCTTGATTGATATCACTTTCGGAGATGTTGCATAAGATTCTAGGAATGAAAATATGAATGGTTGTCATTTTTGATATTGTTGATTTTTCAGGGTTGCTTGTGTTCGTTTTCGGTCGGTTAGTTATTGTTTTAATGCTAAATAATCCGCTTCAAAAAAAGCCTTTCAATTTTGTGAAACCAGGGAAACAAAATTGAAAAGAATTATCGATAAAAGATAACTATTACACTCTACTGAAAATGAATTTCACTAAAACAAATCAAATCTATCTTGAAAATTTCACTTATTGGCAAGTATTTGAGAACATGGTGCTATCTGCATGGTGGGTTTTGTCCGGATTGTATGAATGGGCCTTGCACATCATCGACGTCATTCAAATATCCATGTTTATCAATTATTACTGGTATCTATGCTCTGGAAAAAATGCGGTCACCATGAATGTCTGTATTGTTTCGAGTTCGGATTTATTCTACGGTCCTTCTAAAACCATACGAACTACTGAATACAACAACTTTTCATGGAAACACAAACAACAATTGATAACGGATGTATTCCATCAAAAAAAAATCGGGGTGTTCCATTTCAAAAGAGTCATAGGTGAATATGGAGAATATTACCATCAAGTAGTGGACGGTAATTCTCGTATGCTTACCATCTATGAATTCTTCAACGACAAAATCACCTGGAACGGAAAACGATTTTCCGAATTATCTGGGGAAGACCGAATGATATTTAGCAATTACAAAATCGAAATCGAATTTGTGTAAATTTATGTAAAAATATATATTCGGTAACATAATATAAACAAAAAATAACTATTATACAAATGCCTAAAAAATCCGCATCATCCAAAAAGAAATCACAAAAACCGCAAAAATCGTCCCATGAAGCATGTGAACCACCTTCCATTCCGGATAATTTCGCGAATCTGATTGTTGATTTCACAAGAGATTTATCCATTACATTTCCCGAATATTCAAATTTATGGCAACAGTGGTCTACTTTAGAAATGCCTGAAGTAGAAATACGCCATCTTTTTGATTATTGTTTGTCCGTTTATCCCCAGCGATTTTTTGATATATTGTATCAAAATGAAGATATTTTTAAAGCAGATTCGGATGTGGATGTCCATTTTCTACCGGGCATTGATTTCAAATTATTGTATAATTGTGAGAATGTAAGTGAGAACACACGTAAAGCTATATGGAAATATTTACAAGTCATCATGTTGGCTTCCATCAATTCAGTGAAAGACAAGGCTAATTTCGGCGATACCATGAATTTGTTTGACGGTATTGACGCAGGTGATTTACAATCAAAACTCGCAGACACCATTTCAAGCATTGGTGATTTTTTCAAATCGTCTGGATTGGGAGAGACGCGACCAACTGGTGAAAATGGCGATGAAGAATGGGAAACTGACGAAGAGGATAATAGCGGCGCTGGCGGTGCCGACCCTCTCAACGATTTCGCAAAAACATTTGATTTCGAAAAAATGGCAGGCAGTATGCCGAACGCAGAAGGGTTGCACGACCATTTAAAAGGGTTGTTTGATGGGAAAATCGGTTCTTTAGCAAAAGAGATGGCCGAAGAAATATCGAAGGATTTCGAGAACATTTTAGGAAATGATGGAGAAATAACTGATACTAGTGATATATTCAAAAAAATGATGAAGAATCCGAAAAAAATCATGGATCTCATGAAAACGGTGGGTGCAAAACTCAATGAAAAAATGGATAAAGGAGATATCTCAAAAGACGATTTGATGAAAGAAGCCGCCGAATGGATCGGTAAAATGAAGGAAATGGGTGGCGGCTCCGACCAGTTTTCCGAATTGTTCAAAAACATGGCCAAGAATATGGGCGGCATGGGCAAGAACATGAAAATCGACCAGAATGCATTAGACCGTCTGACCAAAACACAATCCACAAAAGAAAGATTACGCAACAAATTAGAACAAAGGAAAAAAGCCGCCGAATTAGTCAGACAACAGGCTATGGAGCAAGCAAAGAAAAACGCCGAGAATGTAGTATTGCAACAAACATCACCGAATAATTACGTGTTCCGCGTAAACGGCGAAGGCGCGCAAGAAAAATCGACAAAGCAATCTGTGGAAACCGAAGTGGACGAAATCATGGCAAAAATGGGATTGGAAGATCCCGAACCCGTCAAAAAAAAATCGAAGGGCAAATCCAAAAAATAAATAGTAGTATTATATAACATGATTTCAAAATATATCAACGTCCCTGTATTTATAGCGAGTCTAATTGTCGGATTATTGATAATATGGTTCACCATGCAAAACGATTTACGTAAAATATATGTATATCCTACTCCAGAAAACGTGGATGTATTACAATACAGAGACAAAGCCGGTAATTGTTTTTCATACAAACCAGTGGATACGACATGCCCTAAAAATGAATCGAAATTAGCAAAAATACCAGTCCAGGTTTAGTTTTTTTAGCACTATAGATATATAGACCCATTATGAACGTCCAACGATTGTTAAACAGTGATACGGGTAAAATTGTCATTTCTATTATATTGGGATTTGGTTTAGCAACGTTATTTAGAAAAGTATGCACCGATAAAACTTGCCTAACGTTTCATGGACCCGTCATTTCAGAAGCCGACGTTTACAAACACGATGAAAAGTGTCAAAAATATGTTATGCAATCTACGAAATGCGATATCACAAAAAAAATCATCGATATAGAACAGCGCACAGACGTCGCAAAACGTAATTTTATGGGAATACTGTAGACAAGCGAAGATTTCAAAGATATAAATTCGTTAAACTATACAATCTTTAGCATCAATATATTGTATAGTTTATTCAGTATGTCAACGACACGTATATCAGATTTACCTGAGAACATAACATTATCTATGCAACCCATGAACCCGCCTGGAATGGGGGCAATGGGTGGCGGCTATCAACCCGGTGCACCTCCGCAATTGAATTCGATGAACACGCGCCAGCCACCTGCCGATGATTTGAATCTCACCTACAGTCAAATGAATGTCCATCCAAACCCATATGGTAATCCACAACAACCTCAAATCATGCCTATTCCTCAAGGACAGTTTCAACAGCCCCATATGTCCCAGCAACCTCAATACCGTCTTCCCTCCCGTGATATACCATTAGAAACAGATATGTATACGCAAGACGAATCTATTACACCGAATTACATACCACCTGTTCCGAAACTCACCGGTGATTACATTCGCGATTACGAAGATGACGATGAAATTCAACTCAAAAATCATAAACAAAAAAAACACAAGGAAAAACTCATGGACCGATTGTTCACTGAGTTGCAAATTCCGATTTTCATTGCTATTATGTTTTTTATTTTTCAAATGCCGGTTGTAAACACGATGATTTTCAAACGTTTTTCATTTTTATCTATTTATAGCGCTGACGGTAATTTCAATTTTTATGGGCTCTTTTTGAAGAGTCTTGCGTTCGGGTTTGCTTATTTTGCATTGACGAAAACCATCGATTATGTTAGTGACATATAGTGTTATAGGTTTGTTTTTCGATTGTTTTTGTATGTATTCATTGTTGGTTGTAATTTCCTAAAATAATATTGCTCTTTTTCTATCGCTTCATATTTATTATTACAACTAAAAGTTTCAATGATTTCATAACTCCAATTATTCCAACCACCGTTTTCTCTAATAATTCTATAAGTTTTTTGATTATGACTTTTGTGCTTATTACATAAACAAACTCGTCGATGAACGTCTATTCGTCCGTTTATATTTGTTGTATAACCAATATAAAAGTCTTTTATTTTATCATCTAGACAATATAACTTATATATACACGTATTGTTATAATCCGGATTCATTGTATTTTTTATATATTATATAAGTAATACATCATTTTTATAAATCAATTTTTGGGTAGATGAGAACATTGCGCTAAAAAATATTCATGAATCTCGCTTTTTTTGTTGTCTGTTGTTTTTGTTTTTTTTGTGGTTTTCTCACCGTTTTAGTCGCGGTGGATTTTTTACCCGTTTTTTCTTTTCCATAGGATGGAGTGTATTTTAGAAACCACATATCATATTCATAGGTGCCTTTTTTTACAGACAATTCCTTGTATTTGGCAGTTTTTTCGGCACGTATGGATTCAATCGTGGATTGTTTACCATAACATTGCATAGTAAACCGTTTCAATAATCCTTTTTGATTCAATCGGTTTTCTTGCTCGACATCAAACAAAAACTGTGCCATACACAATATCCGTTCTTTGTTCAAATACGGTTTTTTCGTATAAATAAACGCTAAATAAAAACTCAACATGGTATCGATGGTTGCAATATTGATTTCCTTTCCACTTATATAAATCTGATTGTAATTATGACATGCAACTGGCTTGTAAATAAATGCCAGGGTTTCTTTTCCTGCGCGAATTTCAATGCGTTCTGGTATAAGTTCTCCGATTGCCTCGTGCGATATTGATTTGATATGTTTGAATCCACGTTCGCGTAATCGTTCTTGTAATACAAGCGCACATTTTTCAGGGTCCTCATACAAAACATCAAAATCCGGTATTTTTTGAACCAGATTTTTGCGCTGTTTCGGCATGTATTTCGAATACATACTACTTGCATATCCACCGAAGAAAATGCATCCTTGTTCGATGAGAACATCGCGAACCAGAAAATACAGGGATTCTCGTTCCTCGATGGAATATGGCTTTTCGAAATCTCGTTGAAAATCAATCGCATCGCAGTTCAAATCCGGGTTCATCGGGTAATTTTTGTTGAGAAGTGTCAAACGTTTGATTACCTTTTCCCATCGCGAAACATCTCCTTCTGGGCGCGATAGTTCTAAATACATCGACATGCGGAGAAAATTCGGAGGGGCGTATTTTATGCCAGCTCGGCTGATCGCGTCTTTGTAAATAGAGTCATATATCTCTTCTTCTAAATAGGTTATGTCCGCAACAGGTATGAAATTCACGAATACTTTGAATGTGCCATAGTGCATACCGGCCTTCGCTTCGACTTCGACAAATCCTTCTGCGTAATAAATATCGGCTAATTCTTTCGCATCTTCTAATGCCGTTTTTGAGAAAAAGTCGTAATCCGGTATTTCTAAATCTTTGTCGTAAAACTGGTCATACTTCGGCAATATATTGTTGATGGCAGTGCCGCCGTAACATATTCGTTTTTTACGAATCAGAAAATCTTCAACAATATGTATGATTTTTTTGACATCTTCACTGTTGACGATTTTTTCTCCTTGTTTTTTCTCGTTTTCATCTACTGCATGTCTTAGTATTGCTAATTCGCAATCTTCGAATGACATAGTGTTATCACACAATTGATTTTTCATATGTAATATATTTATATAATACATATGTTTTTTTTTGATATCTATGATTATATAAAAGCATAGTTGATTCTTGACTTTGGTGCATGTTTAATTTCGGAAAAATAATTACCAGCATATATCAATACGTTTGCCATAGGAACAAATGCAGAACGTTGGTCGTTGAAAAAATTTTCATAAAGCAAAACCATAGCACTATTCTCATAAAATGGCACGAATACATTTTGTATACCATATCTACAAGTCACTTCAAACAAATTTGGAATAGGATAGTCCTTGTAAGATTCCGTTATTTCCGGCATCAACGTAGTGTATTTTTTGATATTGGTGGTTGGCGGCATATTATAACTTGTAATTTTGTATTGACATTGAGGCTCCTCCTTCGGTTCTGGTGGTTTGATTTGTCGATATGTGTTTAATTCTAGGGGAGCAACGCCTAAAATACCATTCATGGAAAATGCAAATGCCTGACTTTTTGATTCAAAATTCTCATTATACGTTGCATTTACTATGAATATGACTTTTCCCATTAGATTTTTCAGCATGATTGAATCATCAATCAGAATTGCCCGGTTGTTTGTATCCACATACAATCGTTGCGCAAAATTGGCTTGAATTGATTGCGCGATTGTGTCATAGGTTTTATTGTTTGCATCTGCTATTACTCGGAGTTCTATGAACAATGGGTCGGCCGAATTCGGCGAAACATTCGAAAATGCACTTGCTGCAATCGTTTTGAATACATTGTCTAGGGGTATAGCAGATAGCGGGTGAATGTTACTGCTATCTTTGCTGTAGAAAACATAGGGATTTGAATCGGGCGCGTAATAAATTGGTATATCTAAATATCGATATCCTCGCGCAAGGATTAATTTTATCATATCGGTGCTGACATAGGAACCAGACCATACACTAGAATACGAAGACTTTATACATAATTCTCTCAAGGGTAAGTCTTGTATCGAGTTTGATACGTTTTGAATAGTCACTGGCTTATATCGTGTTGTCAATGCCGCAACTTCATCGGCTGGTCCCCCCATACCTTCGATCGTCTGGTTCATCTGTAATATTTTTTGCCGTTGATTCAGGAGACGCATGATCACACATATAAATATAATAACTATTACAACGATCAATAGTATTCTATAAAAATCCATGGTATTATTTTGTGTTATATATATCTTGCATACAAAGAATTTCGGATAAAAATAATAAATAAACTAAACAAAATAGAATCATAGTATATATACTCATAAATGGCTGGTGGATTATTGAACATAATATCAGTCGGTAATGTAAATGTTATTTTGACTGGAAATCCCACGAAAACGTTTTTCAAATGTGTTTATTCTAAATATACGAATTTTGGCCTCCAGAAATTTCGCATTGATTATGATGGATTGAGAGACCTTCGTTTGACGGACCCCTCTGTATTTTCATTCAAAATACCTCGATATGCAGAATTGTTGATGGACACGTATTTGGTTGTTACTTTACCTGATATATGGAGTCCAATTTATCAACCAGTTCCATCAACTGTATCTGCGAATAATAACAACCAGTGGGCGCCGTATGATTTTCGTTGGATTGAAGATTTAGGGACGCATATGATAAAAGAAATTACGATTACATGTGGTTCACTGACATTGCAAAAATATTCGGGGGAATATTTAGCCGCTATGGTAGAGCGCGATTTCCATAGTGAAAAAAAACGGCTATTCAATGCTATGACTGGAAATGTCACTGAACTAAACGACCCCGCAAATGCTTTCGGAAGACAAAATACGTATCCGTCAGCCTTTTATACTGATAGCTCAGTGGGTGCGGAACCGTCGATTCGTGGAAGAACATTATACATACCTATCAATACATGGTTTACATTGGACAGTCGTTGCGCATTCCCGTTAGTGAGTTTGCAATACAATGAAATGGTCGTGTCGGTGACATTTAGACCAATTCAAGAATTATTCCGCGTGCGTGATGTATTGGACCCTACCAATAATTTTCCATATATGCAACCCGATTTCACGCAGCAACAATTCGGAATGTATCGTTTTTTACAGACACCACCAAGTGTCAATTTGAGTCCATCGAATTATGCGAACAAAACGCTTACTTGGAATGCTGATATACATTTATTATCCACGTATTGTTTTTTGTCGAAAGAAGAACGCGAATTATTCGCAGCGCAAGAACAAGTATATTTAGTAAAAGATGTTTTCGAGTATAATTTTCAAAACATTACGGGTTCGAAAATAGTCGAACTCCAGTCGAACGGTATGATTGCAAACTGGATGTGGTTTATGCGAAGGAATGACGCATATTTGCGAAATGAATGGTCAAATTACACGAACTGGCCATATACTAGTTTGCCACAAAATGTAGATATTGCTCCCTCTACCACGCATTTTGCGAATGCTAATAATAATATTACACAAAATGGAGTATATTATGGACCGGGGACAAATCCGCCAAATCAAGGAGAGATTCAAAGTAGAAATACGGGGCTGTTTTATTCTGGCGATTTTTTTACGCAAAACAGAAAGGAGATTTTAGAAACAATGGGTATCCGATTGAATGGTGATTATCGCGAAAATTTATTGACTCGGGGAGTCTATGATTATATTGAAAAATATACACGGACGCAAGCTTTTGCAAAAGAGGGCATTTATTGTTACAATTTTTGCTTGAATACAAGTCCATTCGAATACCAACCATCGGGTGCAATCAATATGAGCAAATTCAAGACTATTGAATTAGAAATAACCACCTACGTTCCGTCGATGAAAACAAATCCAGATGAAAATTCATTCAATATTATATGTGACAACAGTGGTAACATAATCGGTGTTCGAAAACAGAACTGGCAATTGTATGATTATAATTATGACATGGTTTTGTATGAAGAGAGATACAACGTATTAACATTTATCGGTGGAAACTGTGGAATGTTATATGCAAGATAAAATCGTTTTTTTGTGCTATATAACTATATAGTTATATAGTAGATATGAAAAAAAATATGAATGATTCTAGGGAAGAAAAACATTCATTTAGCAAGGCTGAGAAAAATCCCATTTTACCATTAGAATCAGAGACGGAATTGTTGTTGAAAAAAATGGAAAGAATGCGGGGAAAAAAGAACAATTACAAAAACGTTGACGTGTTAGAAAATATATATGACACGAATGAGAAAAAAAAAGACACTGGAATTTTGACAGGGTTTAATGATTTTATACAAAATTTAGAAGATATAGAAAAATCGATGGATGAATTGAATATGGAAGCATTTGACCAGGACGGCATGAATGAAGACGACCAGGAGGGATTTCAAGAAAATATAGATAATATGTATTCTAATAAGTACGAAGGTAAATACACAGGTACATCTCAACGCAATACAAATAAAGCAGTTAATACTTCGATTCCGACTAGTGCTCCTACAGCGAAATCAACGTCGGTCAAGTCAGGTGCTTCATTCAGTGTAGTATCATCAGAGACAGAAGATGTCACAACAAATTTTACAATAAAAGATATTGTCCATAATATTATTCATTTCAATCCGGTATTATTTATATACAAAAGAATTGCAACACCTGTATATGATATACTTTCAGACACAGACCCGAAAAGTGGTAACGATATAAATATAATAACACAACAAATTATAAATTTGATTTATTCATGCATTATCGTGTTTGTATCAGGTAATTGGTATTATTTGATGATTTTTAAAGATGAAAATTTTCAAAGAATCTCATCTAGAAAATTTTATAATACAGAAAATTTAGTAAATAAATATGGTGGTATGCTAGCAAGAAACCTCAGATTAGTTTCGCAATTACAACCGGTTATGTTGATAAATGTAGTTTTATGCGAAATATTTGAACCAGCAATGCAGATCATTCATTCATATGCGGCGTTTTTTGTTTATTTGTTCTTCGCATATTTATTAGGTGGTAAATGGATATTCCCAGGAGGATTGGACTATCTTAAAAACATATACAATGCTGTTTTGTCAAATGATAAATTTTTGTTCATACTATTTACTGTATTCATCTATTTTTGCGTGATGAAATATTCAGCGAAGCTTTATGGAATGTATATAGCATATAAAAGTAAAGATAGTAAATTACCAGAAAAAAGTTCGGGTATCTTGAGATCTATTATAATATATGATATATTTTTTGGAATAATAGGATTAATCGCATTTTTCGCAGGTATTATAGGTATAAAGATAGAAACAGTAACATTAGCATCCACAATCAACGCTGCCTTTAAACTAGCTGCAACTGTTACATTTTTTCTTGCAGCCCCTATTATGTTTTGTTTAATATTATTATTTGCAATAATCATTAACATGCTGATATTTAGAATCAGTGGATTAATATGCATTCTTTATTTGTATATATACTCTTATTTTGGAGCAGAAATACGCTCATCCTTTTCTAAAAACTCATTGAACAAAATGTTTCGAAATTTGGGCGACAAAAATCCATGTAAAGACACTTTTTCAGATCCGCTCATGGATCTTGTAAATAAAGCTATAGAATTCATATACAACAATTTGACTATGGTAATTATTATGTGTTACTGTGCAAGGTCAATCCATGTGTATCTTTCAAGAATGTTTAACAAACGTGCTGCTGGTTTTTTGATAGGAGCGAATGTTTTTATCATAGTAATCGCTATTGTCGTATGTATTTTTAACACCGTATCAAAAACTGACTTGCGTGATTATAATTACATTGAACCATACAATACATAATTTCTTGAAAATGAAAATACAGGTATTTTCATTTTTACATTTTTACATTTTTACATTTTGAGAGTTCATACATTCAAAGATACCTCGGGTTCACTTTTGTTTGTTGGTGATAACTGAATCGTGATATTTTCAGCTTCAGGTGGCGGTGTTGGTGGCGTTTTATTTGTGTTTGTAGATACAATCATTTCCATGATTTTCAATTGATCTTCTAACTCCTTGTTTCTTTTTTCAAGTTGCATTAGCCCTTCAGTTAGCTGTTTAATATGTTGTTGTTGTTGTTGTAAAATTTGCACGACATCTTGTTGCGACAATCGTACTGGTTCTTTGCCAGGTTCCTCTAACATAAGATATGCGCCATTATCATTCGCAGCAGCTTCATTACGTTTCTGTTCTATCTCTTTTATTTGTTTTAATACGTCTGGCTTGTTGTTTGGGTGTCCTGGTAAATATTTATCTAATTCTTTGTCAATATCTTTCATGAAAAAATCCACGATTGGTTTTTCGGAAGGTTGACGAATGAACATTTCCACTGTTTTTTCTGATTGTTTCAATACCGGCGATTCACCGTATTCTAACAATTTTCGTTTGTCGAAACTATTGTGCTCATGTGAAAATACCAGAATTGTTTTCATTGGGTCTAATTGCACAAAAGGTATGGTATAGTTTTTCAAAAAAGCGCGTTCTTCTGCTAGTGCTGCTGCATTTTCATATTGCGTGTTTTTAAGTAATTCTCTGCGAAAGGCAAATGTTGCGGCGGTTGCATGATTTGGTCCGAATGGTCCACTCTGATACATTTTCTGAATATGCTTGAAATAAATATACATTTCCGAAGAACCTGCGCACATTGCTCTCGGATTAGCAAGTAGTGTATCCACTGCATGTTGCACTCTCTCTGGTGGATAATAATCGTCGTCGTCCATATAGACAATGATACTACCCTTTGCATGCTGATGCATGACATTTCGTTTTTCACCTAGTGTTATCTTTTTAGAAAGAGAAATGTATTTTATTTGCGGTATGTTTGATGCGTTTACTAAATCCTCGATTTTGTCCGTTCCATCATCTACGATAATCCATTCTATTCGCTTTTTTGGATAGGTTTGGTTTCGGAAGCATTCAAACATAATAGGAATGAATGGACGGCGATTGAATGTCGGTGTGCATATACTTACAAATGGTGTATCTAAATACAGATTTCTAGGTTTGTCTTGTTTCTGTTTTGTTCCAGCCTTTGTTTTTTTTCCCATAATAATATAATACAACTGTTTCTTTTATGTTTTTTACACGAATACTTATGTAGATTCATCATCGTCGTATTCTAAATCATCGATTGTATTGTTTTTCACATTTCTGTCTAAATATCGATACATCCTTTTTATGTCTAGTTTGTTCACATTTTCATTCTCGAATATTTTCTCCAGCTCGTTCAACTTGTCATTTTGTTCGGTTGCCCCATAAAATAATCGCAATTCTTGAAAAAAAGCGACTAAATCTTTTCGGTCCATGTCTAATGTTTGACACAATGAATAAATAAACAAATAATTGTTGTATTCCGTGGAATATTTTGTCAATACTTTTGTGAACCGTATTTCGCTGTCATTTATTTTTTGTGTGGGGAAATATTCGTGATATAGTTTGTTATTGTAAAACGTCTTCATGAGAGAACTCATCTCGTTGAATTGCCATATTTGATTCTGAAATGTGATGCGGTCAATGTAGTCCGCGTAACATATGTTCTCTAAAATGCGTAAATAAAAGGGGAATGATTGGTTATTTGGTATTTTTTCTAAATAATCCACTATGTTTTCGTGCCATAGTAATGCTATGATGGTTCTGTCGGTTTCATTGATCATGGTTGTATGATGATCTATATCAAATGATTTCGTCAGCAATGTTTTCGTCACCTGTTTCGCATCATCATTGTATGATTTCGTTTGGAAAATGTGTTGCATGGTTTCCATGGTCAACAATTCGGGTTTCGTTTTATACATTTTTTCCACGAAAAACAGTTTTCGCATATCCCCTTGAATGTAGTCGATCGCGATGGGTTTGAGTTGGGGGTCTATGTGGGGCATGTTCAGTGATATAATACTGGATATCTGGGTGGGCGTCGGCGATTTCAACTCAAATGTATTACACACTTTGATGAGTTCTTTGATTTTCTTGTCCACGAAATAATTTCCGATGCAAATAATCGGATTGAGAGTCATGTTCTCCGTTTTCTGTTTTTTCGTTTTCTTTTGGCGGATCA